TTCCCAGTCACGATCAAAAAGAAGTGATCAATACGCTAACCAATGATGAGCTTGCATGGCAGCAAGTAGAGACGGTTGGCTACTGGATCGACGCAGAGATTGTAAACACCGGTCCTGGTGAGTTTGCAGCAGATTACTTATTGGTATACAGCAAAGATGATGTGATCAATAAGTAATCTGCTGCAAACTCACGAGACTTCTGTTTCTGATGTTTACGATGCAATCAATGTGAACTACTACGGTGTGACACAGCAAGCAGGTCAGCTGGTTAGCTTTTTCCAACGCGGAAAGCTTCAAGGTACAGCACAAGACCCCGCGGCTATGAATGTGTTCGCCAATGAGATTTGGCTTAAAGATGCAGCCGGTGTAGCCATCCTTAACAAGCAGCTGAATCTTCCAAGGATCTCAGCAAATAAGCGTGGGCGTGCTCTGATTATTAACACGCTCCAAAATGGTCCGGTAGAGCAGGCGCTATTGAATGGAACCATCAGCCCAGGCAAAGAGTTAACCGACGATCAAAAAGAAGTGATCAATACGCTAACCAATGATGAGCTTGCATGGCAGCAAGTAGAGACGGTTGGCTACTGGATCGACGCAGAGATTGTAAACACCGGTCCTGGTGAGTTTGCAGCAGATTACTTATTGGTATACAGCAAAGATGATGTGATCAATAAGGTCAACGGCCGTCACGCCCTTATTTAATAGGAGAGCCCCATGAGCAATGATATTTCTAGCTTTGGTATTGAGTTAAGCCTGATCGCTTCTCGTACATTCCCTGCCGGTATCTCGATCACGCAGTTGGCTGACGACACTGACCCGTTTGATCTGCCAAGCACTCAGATTGCTGATAAGGCCATGGGTGTTAATGGTGATTTAGTGACCTGGAAAACAGCAAATCCGATCATTGTTCAGATCGCTGTTGTGCCAGGATCAGAAGACGACCGAAACTTATCCATACTTGCCCAGCGTAACCGCCCTGGCAAAGGTAAGCCTTCAATCGTTGATGTGGTTACTTTGGTTGGTATCTATCCAGATAACAGCACTGTCACGGCGACTGCCGGTGCTATTACTGATGCCATGCCTGGTAAATCGGTAGCAAGCTCAGGCCGTCAGAAGTCAAAGGTCTATATGTTTGCGTTTGAAAATGTAGTGGAAACACCTGCGAGGTAATAGAGCGACATGAAAAAGGTAGAGGTTTTTATTAAACCAAAGCCTATCGAAGCGACAACACTAGATGGAGAGAAACGAAAATACATAATTTCTAGATTTGATGCTGAGACAGGCAGGGAGATTGTTACGCAATATCCCACAACAGGCGCACCAAAAATTGGTGATTATGAGCAGAACGCTCGACTGATGTTTAAACTAATGGAATACGTTGCAGCAGTACCAGTCGATGAGGACGGTAAAGAAGGCGATGCGATCGTATTAGAAAGCCGAGATTTATTCCGCAATCACGTCCCCGATTATGAAGTTGGGATGCAGATTGAAAAGGCGATGATGGAGTACAACACGTCTTTTTTCTCACCAGGCAAGATCTCAAATTTATTAGATCTTATAGTCCAGAATGCCGCCAAGTTGATTTCGTCAATGTCGACGGACTCATTGGAACCATCGTCGCGGCAGACAAAGCGACACTCTTAGAGCTTAGGACTGTATACGATTTAGAAGACGCGATGCTGATTTGGGAATCTATTGTGATTCCGCGTTACAATGAGTATCTTGCCGTAGAACATGCGCGAAACAAATCAGGCCAGAGGTAATATTCATGGCGGGCAGCGTCTTAGAAACTTTCATCTTTAAGTATATATCTGATACTGAAGATTTAGAGAAAGGTCAAAAAGAAGCCGAGACTCTATCTGATAAGGTGGAGTCATCGCTTGAGGATACTGATAAAGCCACACAGGAACTGGGCAAAAGCTTCACTGATATGATTACGCAAGCGGGCGCTGCCATTGGTGCTCTCATTGCCGTCCGGGCCGTTGCTGCCAACTCCCTACAAGCCGCTGAGCAAGCTTTCGAGGTTAACCTGCTATCTGATGCCCTTGGTGAGAATGCTGCCGAGTTAGATGCGTGGGGAGCTGCTGTGGGTGCGTTTGGTGGTACAGCGTCCGAGTTCCAGTCAACCATTGAGAACTTTAACCAGCGGATCCAGGAATTGGCTCTAGTGGGCGAGAACGATCTGTCGCCGGTAATGCGTCACCTTGGTGTGGACTTCCTGGATGCCCAGCGTAGGGCGCGTGATGTGATGGATATACTCCCCGAGCTTGCGGACTCATTCCAGGGCATTAGCCAGGGTGAGGCGCTTGGATTGGGTGAGAAACTGGGTCTGGATCGATCGACAATAATGCTCCTGCAGGAAGGGCGCAAAGAGGTCGAGCGGGTGATCAAGCGACAGAAGGAGCTGAGTAATTTGGACCAGGAATTTATCGACATCTCCAAAGACTTCAAAATAGCCCTCATGGACAATGATAGGGCGTTCACTGGTGTTTGGCAGACAGTCGGCAAGCTATTCATACCGGCCCTCACAGGGGCGCTGGAGATAGTCACAGACCTCATACTGTTCTTCCGGCGACATGAGACCTTCGCAGAGTCCTTTTTCCAGGTTCTAGCGATCGGTGCCTTCATGTTGGCCGTCAAGTTTGCCCCTGCGGTGTTTGCTGCTACAGCGGCTGTGTGGAGCTTCATTGCCCCATTTGTGGTGATTCCCGCGCTGTTCGGGCTGGCAGCTGTGGCGATCGGCCTTTTGATTGATGATTTTGTGACGTTTTTTGAGGGTGGCGAGTCTATTGTGGGTGGATTTATCGAATACATAATGAGAATCCCCGAGGCTTTCAACTTTGTACGCAACCAGATCTCCGGCTTTATCAATGACATCAACCCATTTGGCAGTTCGGTAGAGGTGAGCGGTGGTCTGGATGCAGCCCAAGGTGCGCTGGCAGCGGCTAATTCTGGTATCGGTGCATCCACAAGCAACAGCATAAGCACCACAAACTCACGCGCGAACAAGACAAATAATGTCAACGTCGGTACTGTAGAGGTGAACACGCAGGCAACTGACGCGGATGGTATTTCAAACGCTATTGGTAACAGCTTGCAAACCCAGCTGGCCAATGTAACTGATGACTTTTCGGACTCGATTGAAGCATGAGCAATCCTCCCCGCATTGATGTCGTAGGCATCTTTGATGAAAACCTTAACCAGGTGTTTAGATTGGCCAGGCCGATACGTGCCACTGTGTCAGAAGACTCTAAACTTATGGAACACCCCGTCGAGGATGGGTCGATTATCACCGACCACCAGATCATTTTGCCGATCGAGATTCGACTGTCTTTGATTTTGGATCCCGAGGAGTACCGTAATATCTATGGGCTGATGAAGCAGTCTTACTTGCGCAGCGAGTTATTTATTGTCCGCACGCGCACGGCTACGTACACGAACATGATTATCAAAAGCCTGCCCCATGAAGAGGACGCAGCTATTTACGACACGATTGCCATGTCTTTGTTGATGAAAGAGGTGCAGATTGTCGAGGCTCAGTTTGGAACATTGCCACCTGAAGCGGTAGCCAACCAGGCAGACACCGACATCGTGGATGGTGGAGAGCAAAGCCCACAGAATCAGTCTGCAGCGGCAGAGTTATTATCGAACATCGGAGGCTTGTTCTAATGCCTCAATTGGTGCCATTGAAAGCAGTCCCAAATCAGTCGCTATCTATTCGACTTGAGAACAGACGATATGACATACAGATCCAGCAAGCGACTGGTGTTATGGCTGCAACCATTAGTCGGGACAGCGAAAAGCTTGTGGATAGCATGCGATGCGTGGTTGGTGTTGGTTTGCTGCCTTATGAATATCTCGAAGACAACTCAGGCAACTTCTTTTTCCAAACCGAACAAGAAAACCTGCCTGACTACAACGAGTTTGGCATTACCCAATTCCTGTATTATTTTTCTGATGCAGAATTACAGGAGTTGAGGGATGGCGCTTGATAACAGGATTGTCGAATTAACAATCGAGACCGACGGTCAGACTAAAACCTTCCGCGATGTTTCTATCCATGCCAGAGGCACTAAGTTTGCAAACGGCATACAGAACGAAGTCAACATCGATGTGGCCAACCTTAACCGAGATGACAGGGAGTTTATTCTCACTGAGGTGAGCCCATACAATCTCGATCGCAGCGAAAAGAAAGTAATCTTACGCGCAGGCCGCGAGTCCACCGGTATCTCTACGATATTCATCGGAGATATTTTCCTGGCCGATGTAAGCCAGCCCCCAGACATAACGCTTAAACTTCGCGCAAAAACATCTAACTTTTACCGAACGGTCGTCAAAAGCAACTCTTTTAATGATCTCACGCCTTTGTCTGTTATTGCCCAGCAAGTCGCTGACGACATGGCGTTGACGCTTAGGTTTGAGGCAACGGATAAAAACATATCGAACTTTACTTACACCGGATCAGCTTTAAAGCAGGTGGACTATCTTGGTGAGATGGGTGGCGTTCAGGCTTACATCGACGACACGACATTGATTGTGAAGGACTACAACGTCGCGCTGCAGAATAGTCTCCGCATTCTCAGTAAGGACACGGGCATGCTTGAGAAACCTTCACTGGATATACAGGGGATTAAGGTCAAGTACTTGCTCGATAGATTTGCAACTTTGGGTGGAGCGATACAAACAATCAGCGAGGTCTATCCTGCATCGGATGGGATTTATAATATATACAAATTAGACTTCGACGTAGCCAATAGGAAGGTGCCTTTCTACTGGCTTGCTGATGCTAAGAGGCAGAACACGCGATGACAGAATCGGTCCCTTCAAATGATCCGGCTAACGATAAAACCCTGACGGGCGTTATTCGTGAAGCATTTAAAAAACTCATGCAACGCACCGAGGATATGCTGCCGGCCAAGATTATTACCTATGATCGGCTTAACAACGTGGCCACAGTTCAGCCACTTATCCAGGTGCGCGATACCAGCGGCGCATTAACCTCGCGCGGACAGCTGGCAAAGGTTCCTGTGTTTGCAATGGGCAGCGGTATGGCATTGCTCAACTTTAACCTTAAGCCAGGCGACCTGGGTTGGATTAAAGCAAACGATCGAGACATCTCTTTGTTTATTCAAAGCCTTACAGAGCAGGGCCCAAACACAAATAGATTGCACCAGTTTTCAGACGGTGTTTTTCTGCCTGACAAGATTCGCGACTTTATAATCATTGATACAACATCAGAAGCAACCCTGCAGACGGTTGATGGACTTTTTAAAGTTGAACTGTTCTTGGATAGATTGGTTCTGACAGGTGGAGTATCATCTATCACAATTACTAACACCGGCATCGATATGGTCAGCCCACCGGGGGCGCTAAGACACAACGGCATTCCGGTTGGTGACACACACGATCACGGCGGCTCACCTACAGCGCCTCCAGGTCCGGTATCTGATACAGGTGTACCAAACCCATGAGTACTTTAGCTGGCAACGAGAACAACGATATATTCATTGATGCAACCGGTGAGCTTGCGCTTGATACTGGAATACAGGCAGTACTTGATGATTGCGAGACTGCTATCAAAGCTCAGCGCGGCGAGATGGTTGAGGCAGTTAACCAAGGCATCCCGACTGCAGAGACAGTTTGGGATAGAAAAAACATCCAAGAATTTGAAACGGCTTGTGTGGTCGCTTTGCGTGCGGTACCAAATGTTGTTGAGGTTGAGTCTTTTGATACCGTCCAGGTCGCTAATACTCTAGAATATACAGCTGTGATTATTACCACCTTCGGGGAGGGTTCATTCAATGGCCAACTATGATTACATAGAAGAAACCGGGACCATCATCCCCCAGACCTCAAATATTTTGGGTGAGACTCAGCAGGAATATAAAGAAGTCTTTGGTGATGATTTAAACGTCGCCCCATCAACCCGACAAGGTAGACTGATTGCTGCAGAGACGTTATCCAGGTCTTCAGTTGTTCGTAACAATGCTGCACTGGCAAACCAAATCAACCCAAACCTTTCAGGCGGTATTGCGCTCGATGCGATTATTGCACTGACCAATCCTGAAGGCAGAGACTCTGCGTCGAGCACATTTGTTGCAAGCGTAGATCTTGCGGGCGTACCGGGTACCATCATTCCGGCTTTGTCTGTTGCACAAACACCAGCAGGTGATCGGTTTGTTTCTTTAACCACTGTGACACTTGATGTAGGTGGCAATGCCACTGTTGATTTTCAATCTGAAGTGGAGGGTCCAATCCCTTGCGGTATTGGCCAGCTTACAAGCATTGTGGACGGTCCTTTGGGTTGGGAAACAGTAAACAATACGATCGCAGGCGTGCTTGGTACTGATCGCCAATCTGATGTGAGCGCAAAGCGCGTGCGCAGGAATACGCTGGCCACCCAGGGAACTGCTTTATCTGAGGCCATTATCTCGGGGTTGTCGAATCCATTAATCACACCAGGCGTGCGGTCTGTAGCTTTTCGCGAAAACCCAACTGATGCGCCGGTCATAATCGACAATGTCAACCTTGTGGCCAACTCAATCTGGGCGTGTGTAGACGGCGGCACAGACATCGACATTGCAAACACCTTGCTCAATCGAAAAAACGGCGGATGCAATTACAACGGATCCGTAGTTGTTAATGATGTGGTGGATCCATCCAGTGGTCAGCTGTACGACATCAGCTTCGAGAGACCCACCGACGTTCCGGTTATTGTTCGCGCGACGGTTCAAGTCAATGAAGCTCTCCAAGATCCCGAGACAGAAGTGCGCCAGGCCATCCTTGATTATGCGAACCAATTGCTGCCCAATTTTGACGGCTTTGTGGTTGGTAACAACGTCTCTCCCTTCCAAATTTCGGGCGCTGTAACCCAAGAGGTGAGCGGTATATTTGTGGCGATGATGGAGGTTTCATTAGCCGCGCCGGTTAGTTGGCAAACTACAGAGATCCCGCTTGAGATATTCGAGCAGGCTTCTATTGGTTCAAACGACATCACAGTTATTGTTCTATGACCGACATCCAAGAGCTTGATGCTTCAGTAGAATTAACCAAGGCTCTGCTCTGGCAGTACAATAATGCCGAAAATTTAGAAGGGTTAATCACCAAGAAGCAGGAATGGTACAACGAGAACAACAATGAGTTCTGGGACGACTGGCTTCGTGATGTATTTGATCTGCGGACAGCCAATTCTTTTGGTCTTTCTGTATGGTCCATCATTCTCAACCTGCCGATCGCAGTTACTCAGGATCCGAGTCCACCAAAGCCGACCTGGGGTTTTGGCGTAAACAATGAAAACTTTAACTCTGGTAACTTCACAAACCTGAACAGCACTGTTGTAAATCTGACTCTCGAGCAGGCCAGACTGGTGCTGCGCTTACGCTATTTTCAGTTGGTTACCAGCGGTCGAATACCTGAAATCAACAACTTTATACGTCCATTATTCGAGGAGCAGTTTGGCGTTGTTTTCGCTTATGACAACCTCGACATGACAATGACCTACATCTTTAAGTTTGATCCACCACAGCAGCTTAGATTTGTTTTGGAAAATTATGATATATTGCCAAGACCGTCCGGCGTTCTGCTTAACTTACTGTATGATCCTCAACCGGGCTGGGGGTTTGGGCCATTAAACCTTAACTTTGGCAACGGTAATTTCTTCGGGAGCTAATAATGCCTGCACTTAATCCACGCTTTATGAGATTTCCCTTCGCAGAGTCGGGGGATAAATCTTCAATACCAGACACAATTCAGCCCAGCGGAGACGTTAGTTACGAGGAGGGCTGGACTCCAGACTACGAATTAGAGATCGGTGTGGATCCAAATGCGAAAGCCATCGATCGCCAAAAGCACAACTCTGTATTTGATGATGCGACTCTCAACATCCGTCAGTATCAATTATTTGGTTTTCCTGAGTGGGTAGATCCTGCGCAAAATGGTGGCGTACCAGTTGAATATGATCTGGGCGCGACTGTTCGATATGCGGTTGATCTTAAAACTTATCGATCACTGGTAGACAATAACGTCGACCTTCCAACTAATGCACTGACATGGGTTGAGGTAACTGGTGAGAATGACTGGATCCCCATTGGTGGCGATCGAGTATTGGCAGGCACAGAAGAAGAATTTTTAAACATTCCTGCTGGTGTTGAAAAAATTGAACTGGTTGTTCGCGACCTTTCAACCACTGGCAACAATGATGACCCAACTATTCAGCTTGGTGGTGTTAGTTATGTTGTGGCAGGCTATGACGGTCAGGTTAGATCGGATGGCCAGGGCAGTACGCTTTGGACCACTGAGGCGGTTCTAGCGCATCAAATTTCAGACGCTTTCTTGCTTTCTTATTTTGTAGAGATGGTCAAATTCACCGATGATATTTGGATGATCAAGTCCACAGGTTTGCGTAATAACGCAGCAGGAAACAATGCGCAGATCGCATTGGGTTATGTTGATGTTGGTGAAACTCTGCAGAAGTTTAAGATCATGGCTCAAAATGGTGAGAGCTTTGATTCTGGTGTAGCACTAGCAAGATACTTCGGCACTCTTTAGTAGGTGACGCATGCAGGCTTCGCGCATTGGTATTGTTTCTGTAGATGAACTGGTTGAGGCGCTAAGCGTTCTCGGGGTTAAACCAGGGGGCGGCGTTCCCGCTGGATACGTTCCACCTGAGTCATATATCTTTCAGTCTCAATCACAGACAGAGCAGCAGAACTGGGTCGATCAGGGTTTGTATTTTACGGACCGACCAGCGGATTACCCTGACGGCTATTACAAGATACCCCAAGCACAGTCCACGCAAGTGTCTGGTGTTGTGGCGCACTCCTATCCTATTGTTGCTGATTCGGCGGGCAGTGGATTTTCTTCGATGACGGCCCTTATTCCAGGCCAGTCTGGCTACCAATACATTGGTCCTGCTGGGCGCGGTAATGTTTCGATCGGTAAGGATTCAGGTATTGTTTGTGAGAATGCAAACATGCAGAACTTTGGATGCGTGCTTGTTAATGGCGTGCCTGGCGTTGCTGCTGTGGCTGCCGAAAATGGTGGATGGCTCGGCGACAATGTAACCTACTTTGCTCTTAATGCTTTTTATCTTTCTGATGGATCTTTTTGTCGCATTAGTGGTAGAAGCGTTATGATCACGCAGGCTTCCCCATCCGTAGTTGTTTTATCTGCGGGTCAGACTTGTGCGATCATTCAGGACTCAATGGATCAGGATTTTATTACTGGCGATGCTTGGGACTTTTCAGCTGCCAACCCTGGTGATCTTAATGCCATTTTTAATGCGAACAGCACTGGCGGTATTACTGGCGTACCTTTTGCGTGTTTAGATGATCAATCGATCAAACTTGGTGTATTCAGGAACTGTAATATTCCGAGCGGTGATATAGCTGACTTCATTAGTGGCATTGATAACCGATCAATCAACTCTACATTTACTGGAAACAACTTTAAAAACACTCGTCCAGGCGGACAGATTAAGGTTGAAAACAATGCAGTGGCTACAGTTAACCCAGGCCAGGGCGTTTACACCAAGCCAGCAGGCGTGTCTGTATTAAGCTCAAATGCTACTCGCGTCAGTCAGCCAGATAACTACGAAATTCAATGGGATCAGGAAACATCAGAGGATGTGTATTGCGATGTTTCGGGCCGTATTACAGTTCCAACTGGCGAGCATGATTTTAGTGTGATCGTAAGAAAACAAGGCGACCCCACAATATTGCTTGAGGCTATCGTTTCATCGGCGGATCCATTCTTTTTTGGCTCTGCCGTAAATGGTTTTGGTGCAGACTTTGATACTGTGGTTGCGGATCCGACTGATATTTTTGAGTTAGAAGTTGCATGTTTGACAGATGGTGCGGTTGATTGGACCGTAACTAATGCAGCTCTTCGATTATTCTTGGGCGGTAACTAATGAATTACTATTACTGGTATTCGGTAAAAAATGCATCATCTGCAGACTTAGATGCGGCCACAGGTGATCCTCATTGCCCGGTGGGCGAGCAAGGCGTTCGTGGTGATTATCACTTTAACAACGGAGCTGATGATTTCGACATGGTTGCATATGAGACGGAGTATGTTTTTGACGGCTCTGAGGATTACGCGGTCATCTTGTTATTCAGTGGCCAATATAGTGAAGTGGCTCAAAACCACATCAACCCAATTTATGGGAAAGTGAACTGGGGTGCACTTACAGATCAAGAAGCGGGAGCGCTGATTCTCCCTTATATGAGACGCAATATTGCCTTTGGTCAAAGCTGGATGGCAGAGGTATTTGGTGGTGCGCTAATGCGTGGATCCGCTACCCAGGCATGGAGTCAGGCTGGTAAAGATAAATTCTCTGATGATCTACAACCATTGGTAGATAAGACTTATACTGGCGACATCGGTCAGATGGAGAGAGTTGCTAACGCACTAGCGCCAAATGACAACCCTCCAAACGATCCGCTAAGCCAGGCAATGGTTGATGCTTATTTGGCCAAGTGTTTGGAATACAAGCAAAAATTCCCAGACGGTACATAATATGATTGGTTATTATTTAAAAGGTCCAGCCGTAGTAGTAGTTGGCAATAAAGATGAAACGGACGAGAGCTTTGGGGCTTTCTGTGATAAGCATGGTCTTGAGATGCGCAAGATGGGCGATGCTTACGTGGCACCGGTTTTTAATTTGGTCACCAGCAAAAAGGTGATGAAAGAGGTCAAGTATTTGGATGAGCTTCGTATTAAGAAGATCATGAAAGGTGCGAGACCTAAGAAGCGAACCAAGAAGGCTTCCAAGAAGCGAATGAACAAACGCAGCGAAATCATTAAAGATATGGAGGCTAGAAACAATGCCTAGTGTAAACGTACCATCGGTTGTAACTGATGCAGACTTAGCAGGTTATCCACGCGTCCAAAACTGGATTGACGGATCTCTCGATCGAGTTCTTGAGTATATTGAGGTTACTCGACCCTACGTGGATCAAGACAACGAGACGTTAATCCCCACGACCTTTCGTAAGACGTTCACGTATAACGCGAATGATGAAGTGACGGCTATTTCAGCCTGGGAAATCCAACCCTAAATACTGCCCTTATCTGACAGGCTGGCGTTGATTGCGTTGGCCTGTTTCTGAGCCTCCTTTCTCGAATCAAAGCCCCCGCCATCTACCGCTTTCCCATTTTTGTTCTTAGATATATTGCCGTTTGATGCTTCCACTACACGGTATTTGTCATTAACTGGTTCGACTCTAACTGGCATGGGGTTATCCTCATTGGCTGGTGAAATAAATATAGCAAAAAAAAGGGCCCCAAATGGAGCCCTGTTTCTTTGGTTTTGATCTACGCTGCTTCTTGATCGTCAAGCATATCCTGCTGCATCGGTGAAACCTCACACAAGCAAGGCTGAGTCATCATGGTCGTAATGTGACCAGAATCTTCTTCACTGATACCCAATACACCGATCGTCATTTTCAAAGATGCACGCTGCTGATCAATGATTGAGAATTTGAAGTCGTTGACTGTTGCCTTGTTGAACTTCATGTCGCCAAGCATAACGATCATATCCTGGTGGATATTTTTAAGGGTGACCGATTTAAGTGTTGGAAACTTGGCATCCTTGGTGTCATTGTTCTGCCAGAACTGAGAAACCTCGGTCTCGGCTACACCTAGAATCTTAGCAAGGGACGCATTGGTGATTAGTCCAACTACCTTGATCTTTGCATTGATGACGGGTGCTTCTGCACTTCCGCCACCTTGCTCTACTTTTTCTAGGATCTCCACGCCATCGGTAAAGATAAAGTTTGGTGCTGTCATATCGCTCTCCTAATTAGGTTAAGTTTGATTGCCTTCCCGATCATTGATCGAAAAGTATTCGTTGTGGCTCACCTTTCTTGGGCCGGCAGGCGTGTCCACAATGAATCCCCAGTCCTGGGCGTTACGCTTTCCTATTATGAATAGCGTCCACGCACCAGCGATGCCAACCGCAGAGATGCGGTGTAGCTCATTAGCCTTTCTGTGTGTTGTGGTTCCGGGATACCTTGTCTTAATGTTTCCAAAAGCATCCTCCTCCATATAGCTTCCCGATAGTACGATCGTTCTCCAATTGAATGGGTGATCATGCAAATACGGATCGGCATCCTCTCGCTTTATGTGATGGATGCGAATCGCAAACGGAAGCCACTTTTTCTCAGGGATCAACCACCATCGGTCCATGTAATTGCCAATGTGAATGTATGGCCGCTTTTTGGCAGATGAATATAGCCATCGAGACACATCGTTGCGGCTGGCTATTTTTGCAATTAAGTTCCAGATCTTATCCTTCATTGCTTTCCCCATCTTTGCCTTTTTTGATCTCAATTTTTACTGGCATGTCACCCCATCTCTTATGGAATGATTGAATAACTGGCATGAGGTTTTGTAGCCTTTTAGTGGCAGAAGCTATCTCTTCATCTGTGGTGGGTACATGGCCGTCCGACAAAATCATTGCCAAAAACGTAATGCCAAGTACTGTCTCGAGATCATTTACATCATGCTCTTGATTCTCACGCTCGTTTTCTTCATAGCTTTTTATGCATGCAAGCGCCGCCTCACAGGTTGGTGTATCGTCACCGGTATTCCAGTTGCTTTCTGACAGGTATTCATCCAGCTCTTTTATCCCTTGATTGCTTTTCCACCGCTCCCCATCACCTGGCTCTTTTGATGCAAATGCCTCCTCGGCCGTTACAAAGCTGAATGGTTTACCTTTCGGCCAAGATAGATACATGCCAATTTCAATAACGCGTGGAGTCGCTCCATCATATTGGTAAAAAATCATCCCAACTTCTTCAGCCCACTTGACGCTCGCATCGGTTCTTTCAAATCCATTGCTAATGATCTCGAAGTTTTCTGGGGTCACTTCGATTAGTTTGTCAGCCATCTTTTTTCTCCAATCTCACATTAAATTTAGTAAAGCTCCAGCGCTGGTTGGCGCTTTTTTTCAAGTACCCAGCATTAACCAGGCGTTGCAAATGCTCTCCGGCAGCATTCTCAGACGCAAAGCCAAAATGGTCACAGATCTGCAGGCACGTTGGGATGTAATGATTCTCCAGAAAGTGCTGCTGCAGATACTCGTAAACCTCTTGCTGTCTTGATGTTAGTTCAGTCATAAGAATATGGTGCCGCTCCCTTTAACCCCCCGGAGCTATTACATGAAAGCAATAGCAGGGAGCGACATAAACCTTAGGTAAAAGTTAATCGACGGTAGATGGCGCGACACTTGGCCACATCATCTCGGTTGTAATCACAGATGCCCTTGTAATCTTTAGCCTGCCACATGGGCCAAACAACAGAGCCGTCCATGCTATCTGGCTTGCCAGGGATCCCAAGCGCAATGCATAGGCTATGCTGCGATATGGTGCCTTTGTATCCAGCCCATGCGATCTGATTGTCAAAGAAGTCAACACCATGGCGACCGGTATGCTTGATCTTGAAAGCTGGCCTTGTGCGATTTACAACAAAGCGCTGATACAAAAACTTAAGATCAAAACCACCAACAAAATGACCGATGAAATATGGATCCAGTTGGGGTGGAAGATCTGCGTACAAGCTATCCGAAAACTCGATCAGTATGTCCGCCTCAGTTTCTGATGGCCCGTTACGAGTAAATGACTTGACCTCATCTTTTCCTACGGCGTAGGAGATAGAACATATTTCCCCTTTTGCTCCATCAAATGAGGTTCGCAAATAAGCCTCTTCGATCGCTGCATCCTTCACACCCTCATACTTACCTTTTCCCTCATGCCACTCTGCGATGGTTTCTGGCTTCGTCATCTGGGCTGGTGCCCGGATGGTTTCCGCGATTAACTTCTTGGCCCCGATCTCTGGCTGTTGGGGGATGGTTTCAATGTCAATAAAGACGTCGCTCTTGTCGCTCATGGGTAAGTTACTCCGTCCAGCAGTCTACGCTGGTGTTGAATGACCGGCTTACTACAATGCACTCCACGCCGGGTTTTGGGTTAATGACCTCGTACTCACTAATTGAATCCGAGAACTTCTTGCCTAAATACATTGCGCCCAGCGATACCACTAAGACAATGAAAAAATAGATTAGAACTTCGAGTGGGTTTTGCATGGCGTTTCCTATTGATTGCTAAAGAATTTATCCTGCCACGCATGCAGGCGCTTGGTTAATTCCAGCGTGGTGTCTTTTGAGAAGCTGTTTGCAAAGTTGCCCTTTACCTCTAATGGAACCCATGTGTTGGGCAGGTGGTAAAGATAAGCCCCTACGCCCCATGGAACAGCGGCACGCTTAAAGGCATCCGAGAATGCTCCCTTGTCAGCCTCGACCGCCGTATCACCGGCCCCGTTAGATTTCCACACCCATTCGTTTTCACCACTGGGTCCAGGCAGTCTTATCCCAATTCGACAGTGCAGCTTCTTGCCGTCTGACCATGGATAATCGCATTGCCAGTTTGCCGGACCGACCGCATCATCTAATCGATCCATGACGTTTCGGGCATCAAGATAAGCCAGTGGAATGCCTTGGGGTTCATTACCCCACTTCAGCTGTTTCGGGTTTCTATCGATAATATTTGTAGCCCCTACACGCCAATTTATATCAGCCGGGGGGAAAGGGGCACGAAGCGCTTGCATTGCCGCATCAATGCGACTGGTTTGATCTATCATGGTGAAAAGCTCTCCTGCATGCTAAGTTTTTGAAATCTTGCGGTATATTCCAAACCCTCGATCGATCCGAGCGGATACGGGTTCATAGACTCATTGATGGTGGACCAATGGTAATCAGCCATGCCGCTTGGGTTAGATCGGTAGTATTTTTCTCTGCTGTCTAAGGGCCGCTTGAGTGCGGGCAGTTCCCTTTTTGAGGTATCCATGGCTAGGAGATTAGCTTGATCGCATCCGCTAGACCGCTGCGGCTTGCGTATTCTCTGAACTCACCTTGGATAAAGACTCTCAAGACCCACAGGCCTGATTGGTATCGTGCTCTTACTTTCATATTGTCGCTCCGGTTGTAAGGGGTAGGCTTATTTAGCCACAGGCTAATTCAGATAGCAACACTTCTGGCGCATTGATTTGTTGGGGGCTAATTGTTAGCATGCGGCTCATTATCCCTAATTCCTTGGAGTACCCATGACTGGTATGACACAACCCCAGAAGCAACACGCTCTCGCTAAATTTGAAGAAATTGTGGAAGCGGTAGGGGGTCAGAAAGCACTTTGTAAGCTAATGGGGATAGCAGCAGGAAGTATGAGCGCATGGAAAAAGCCAGGTCGAGAGATCCCCTGGGAGCGCGTGAACGATCATTTTGGCCGTGGCAAAGGACTTGTCGCAATAGGTCTGTCAGTCGGGGTGGATTGCGATCTGCACGACTTCAGGCCAGATGTTTGGAGATCTGAACACAGTTATGAGGCATCTGCATCTAGCGCCTAGCGCATCGCCTAATGCCACCCGCGAAAGGACGGGAGAGGATCTTTTTCGCTCCTTATATCGCCAAGCCTACCCAGAAGATTGCAAACCCACCCTAATCATTGACAACACTAGAGGTCTATCCCATGAACGAACTCGACTGGCGCGAAAAGATTAATGCCTGGAAACAGTGGATTCCACTCAGCCTACTGACGTTTTTTGGCACTTTTGTCGGTTTTTTTGTATGTCCGATCGCCATTATTTGGCTGAAGACCAAACACCAATTGTTCCACATGAAACCAAAGCCCAACCGATTTGGGGAAAAGGTTCAGACCCACACCAATCATTACATGACCGAGGGTTCGCATGGGTTGTGGGAATATTGGGATGTGTCGAGTTTTATGTGGCCATTCAACAAGCTGTTCTGGCCATGGGGTAACCCAGAGGACGGCTATCTTGGTGAGCCATCTGGCAAGCACTCAGCGCGTTGGGATGGGAAAGAGCGCAGCTTTAGGGCTATGTTTGCCTGGTCTGCCATTCGGAATGCCTTTAACAACGTCAAGCGTGAGTACTTAGGCTGCCCGATCGAGGATTGCGAGATCGAATGGTGGGGTGATGGTAAGCATACGAACCACGCAAACCACGTTCTATTGAACGACAACCATCCTGTGCGCCCTGGCTGGTATTTTGTTAAGGCGACACACAAGGAGACCGGCAAGGTTTATTACGGGTACCGCTCGGTTGAGGAGCTGAAAAACGGCAAGATCAAGCATGTGCGATACGGCTTTAAGATCAAACCCAAACACGAAGGCCAAACCATGGATCCAGATGACAAGCTCAAAGGATTCACAATGCGCTGGACACGATGGGCTAACCCAAATTAAAATCTTTTGACAGCTTTATCTGTAGTTTAATTGGTTAGAACGCTTTGTCATTTGACCGAGAGATTCCGGTTCGAGTCCGGCCAGATGAGTTGCTTTTCGTATGAGATGGGTTGTCCACACCTCCCTTAAGGTGAAGGCTACACCGAGTTGTGCAATGGTCTATAACTCTAAATGCGGAATGTCAACGGATGTCGATCCCATATTCATAGTCACATCCATGTTGATTAAAGCTAGTGGACGTAATTGAGTCGGCTTAATTCCGCAATACCATAATTTTTGATAGCATTCTGAAGGGGTAAATAGGTTGGATTGATCCCCTTCCGAAAAGCAGAGTCGCTCCTGTTTTTACCCCTCCTTTCATTTTTGTGTATAATCTCGCCCAGAGGCTAGGCTCATTGGTCTGAATTTACAGCGATGGCTTTGCCGAAAAGGGTATCCCTAAGAGCCCCTGCCTCGACCGAATTTTTCTTGGGGCGGTCTATAATCTTAGGGGGACGTATGTCGTTTGAAGCGGCTGGCTGGGCCATAAAACAGCGCACAAAAACACCAACAGAAAAACTCGTACTCATCGCAATAGCTGACTGTCAGAATGCAGACTCAGGTCTTTGCTATCCATCCATTCCATATTTAGCAGATAAAGCCCAATGCAGTGAGCGGCAGGTCACTCGCTGCGTGTCAGCTTTAGAGTCTCAGGGTCTTCTTTTGGTAAAGCGAACAACGGGAAAATCCAACCACTATCGGCTGATTATGACCCCGGATGACAAAATGTCAGTAGTGCCAAATGAGCCCGAAACCCCTGACATTTGTGACAATACCCCCGACACCGATGACGGGAGACCCCCGACACCCATGTCCTCCGAACCAGTAATTAACCAAGAAGAGAACCAGGTAACTAAAAAAACGGCCCCAAAGAAAAAATGCAAGATCCCTGCAGATTTGTTTTTGACCAAGCACAATGGTAATTTGGCAGTGGCTTATTGGCGTAATAATCACAGGTTGGATTTGGATCCAAGGCAAGAGTTTGATCGATTCCATGCGCACCACACCGCCAAGGGGACTTTGATGCTCGATTGGGATGCAGCTTGGAAAACCTGGTACATGAACGCCATCAAATTTAACAAAGCACCTGGGGGACAAAATGGACAATCAAATATCGACTGGGACTCAACCGCTTGGGCAGACAGACTTCGACCTGATCAACAGCCTCTTTGCTGAGCTGAAGTCCATATTCCCTGCGTGGCGTAATGCATTCAAAAGCCAGGATGAGGTGGATCGAGTAAAGCAAGCATGGACCAAGGCGTTTATCGAGGCAAAGGTTAAGGATTGGTCATACATCGAGGGTGGCCTGAAGGTTGCCAGGCGATCCGACACGGACTTTATCCCCTCGGTTGGCAAGTTCCTGAAGTGGTGCAAAGATGAGCAGACATTCGATGTGCCAAGCGTTGAGGATTCTCTCCACGAGGCGGTTCACCATATTGGTCAGTACTCCCACAAATGGTCTCACCCTGTGGTTTACGATGCCGCGATTAGGTGCGGAAGCCACAATCTAAAAAGCCTGAAGGCTGAAAAGCTCGATCGGACTTTCAAGTATTGCTACGACAAAGCGGTCGAGGCATACCTCTCTGGAAGCAAGATGGCCACCCCGCCACACCAGAAACAGCTGCCTGAACCGGTACCCCTGGATCGGGAAGCCGCTGATGTGTATATACAAAAAATGAAAAAAATGGTTGCACCCAGTTAGCCACAGACTTATTATGGACCGCGAGCGACGATATGGAGATACTCAAAATGCAGACAGCAACCACAGAAACGCAGCGTGATGCCTACCACGATCAAGTAGTAGCCAAGGGCATCGACAAGACCTTCCAACGCACAATAACCGAACTGATGAAAAAACATCCTGATGGGCTAACCCGTCGGGAGATTGGTGCGGCTTTGCGTTTGGAGACCAACCAATACTCGGCCCGATGTAATGAGCTGATCACTTGCAACCCCCCAATCCTACAGGTGGCCGGTAAACGCAAGTGCAGCATAAGCAATGTGACCGTCGAGATTCTCAAGCATTCCATGTTTATGGATCCAGCTAACACCCAGGGAGACATGTTCCAATGAGCCGAAAACCACCAAGCACTCATATCAACGTAACCGATATAACCAAAGAATCTGGTGTGATTGTGAGCATGA